GGTACGCGTACCACCCGGCCGCGGTGATGTTGACGTTGACGGGCGACCCGGGCACGGCGACGCCGAGCACGGTCAACCCGGACCCTCCGCCGGGGATCTCGGAGACGAACGCCAGGCGGTCGTCGAACCCGTCCATACCGCGCACGCGGAGGTGGTGGGTGCCGCCGTTCACGCCGTCGTAGTAGAGGGCGCAGCTATTGACGCCGCGACGCTCGAAGCCGATACGCGGCTGAGCGGTACCGAACGCCGGCTCGCCGGCGGCGTCCATGACGACGGACAGCTGGGAGTCGACGGCCACGGTGGCGTTGTTAGCCGGGTTCGACAGGGCGGGCTGGCCGTTGGCCATCCGCACCGACTCGATCGCCCCGAAGGCCACGCGCAGGCGGCCGGCGTAGGGCAGCTGCACCGCCTCGTAGCTGAAGTCGTCCACCCCCCAGCCGGTCACGGCCCCGTGCGGGATATGGGCGACGGCGATGCCGTGGATGGTCAGGTTCGGCGACACAGACAGCGGCGAGGTCCGCACGTAAGCGTACGACCCTGAGGCGTCGACCTCCATCAGCTTCGCGTTCACGCCGGAGATGCCCTCGGCCCGGTACAGCGACAGCTTGCCGGTATCGTCGCGCGCCTGCCGCCACGAGAAGGCGTCCTGCCCGGTGATGCGGGTGCCGAGGGTCGCCTCGGTGCCCGGGGTCGCGTTGGTCGCCTCGATGTAAAGCGAGGCGCCGCCGACGCCGCCAACCACGCGCGGGTTGTTGGTATCGGACGCCAGGAACACGCCGGCGCCGCCGCCGAAGTCCTCGGTGGTCAGCACGCGGTAGGGGCTGCCGCCGGACCACACGTAGAGCTGGTAGCTGTTCGCGGCCAGGCGCTTCACGCCCCACGCCAGGTCGGCATCGGCGTTCGCCACGGCGGCGCTGCCGGGGCCCTGCGTCCAGTGGAAGTCGTCGCCACCGAACGCCGTCGAGTACATCAGCGACCGGGTGTGCCCGAGGTTCAGGCGCCCCCACATGATGCTGCTGCCGTCGCGGGCGAGGTAGTGCTCGAGATCGTCCTGCGTCTGCGCCGCCCCGGCCGTCAACGGCACATCGGCGTTCGCGTGCGGCTTCCTGGCGTAGTCCGCCCCTACGGCGGTGGCACCGGTGACGGCGTTCAGCGCCGCGACCGCCAGGTTGGTGTCGAAGGCCAGGACGCTGGTGCGCTTCTGCAGGGAGCGGTGCTGGCGGTTGGCGGCGCTGGGCCCCACGAGGTCGATGACGGCGATGCGCTCGAGCGTGGGCCACACCGGCGCCGGCAGGTCGCCGACGGCATCGGAGGTACCGGTGGTGATGAGCTGCGGAACGCCTGCGATCAGTGTCTGGGAGGGCATATCAGGCTCGGCTCAGGATGATGTCATGGACGAACGACAGGCCGGACGACGACGTGGTGTTCACGGGGATGGGCAGGACGACGCGGGCGAAGACGGTGCCCATCTCGGTGAGCAGCATCTCCTCGGTGATGGGCGGGTTGGGGTCGTTCCACTGCCCGGTCCCGGCGTAGGCGGTGAAGCGCACGGAGGTGGGGGTAGGGTAGGAGATCGCCAACGTCCCGCCTACGGCGGTGAACTGCCCGCGGAACCCGCCCCCGGCGGGAACGTCCACGGTCGGGATGGGTCCTGCATCCCCGTCCCCCGGCAGCGGCGCCGGCAGGGCATCGCGGGTGCCGAGGAGCATGGTCGAAACCGACGCCCCGGACAGGGCCGACAGCGGGTAGGTCGTCACCCCGGCGCCGACGACCGGGACGCCGTACCCTCCGCCGATGAGGCGGCTGATGGCCGACAATCCGTCGTCGACGATCAGGTTGTGGGTGTCGACGAGGCACTCCGTGAAACGGCGGTTCACGCCGGTCCGATAGATGCGCAGGCGACCGCAAGCCCGGATCCCGTCACTCATGGCGCTACGATACCTCCGAGGCAGGGCCCCGCAATGCGAGGCTACGGGTAGACATAGATCTGATCGCCGGTCTGCGTGAGGATGTCGTCGCCGGTCTGCGTGATCAGGTTGGCGGGCACGCCGACCTGCAGCGTGTCCCCGACGAGGACCACCTCTCCGGCGCCCTCCAGGAGCGACGGCATCTTGATGTCGGTCACCCACTGCCGCACCCGTCCGTTGGCGGGCAGCACATCGGCCACCAGCTCGGACATGACCAGGGTGCGCAGCTCGTCCATCGCCGGGGTCGGCCCGGACGACCCGACCGACGTCCCGGGCTGCGGGATGCCGGGGAACGACAACGGCGCCCCGTTGGCGGCATTCATGTGCACGGTGATGAGGTTGGTCGGCGAGTGGATGGCCGGCTCGCCGGACCGCGTCCCGTGCGGGACCTCGATCCACGCCGCGGTCGGGTCCACGTACCCGGCACCGTCCTCTCCGACGCCGACGACGAAGTCGAACCCGAGCGGCGCGCGAGAGATCGCGAGACCGGTGGGGTAGTAGGCCGCCAGGGTCGCCAACAGGCTCTCTGCCGCCAGGTGGCTATCCTGCGACCTCTCCCCGGTGTCGGGGACGGCTGGCCAGTTTCCGCCGTACTCGAAGACCGTCTCCGTGCCCCCGAGGACGACGATCACGCGGTCGCCGGGCTGCGGCAGGTAGAGGTCGTAGAACACGATGGCGGCGCGGGTGCGCCTGTAGGCGTTTCCGGGGCGCACCTCGATGGTCAGGTACGGCGACAGCGGGTCCCCGTCGGAGCGGATGGCGCGCACCTCCAGCTGGGCGTCATTCGACAGGCGCGCAAGGTGGATGACGGGCCACCCGATCGCCTTGCTCGGCGGGTTCCACGGCGTGTTGGGCTGGGAGGGCTGGACGACGCGCAGGTACAACTGGGTCGAGGACACGGTCAGGCGCGGGTTCCCGGCCGCGTTGTACGGCACGCGGGACTGGAGCAGGAGGTGGGGGACCGAATCGAGGTAGGGTCCGGCCTCGATGTAGGGCGCCAGCGTGCCGAGCGTCTGGATGCGCCCGACCAGGTTCTCCAGCGTCTCGCGGGCCGACAGTCCGATGGGGACCAGCGGCGACGGCACGGCCGACTGCAGGTAGCTGGCGGACATGGGGTTCCCGGCCGCGAACGCCTGAGAGGCGTTGGCCAGCCAGGCGCCGGTCGCGTAGTCGATCGTCCCGGTGAAATCGCCGACCAGCGCCCCGGCCCCGTTGTCCTGGCAGTAGTAGGTCGTGCCCCCGTCGCTGATCGCGATGCGCACGCTGAAGGGCAGCACGGGCGGCTGCAGGAGCACGCCGAGCTGCGAGGTCCCGGCGGCCGTCACCCCCTGGGCCTCGTCCTCGACGCGCCCGGAGAACGTCAGCGTGACCGGGGCGGGCATGTACGCCGTCGGCGGCCCCACGAGCTCGGTCACCTGCATCGTGATGGAGTCGCCGGTATGCGGGTTCTGGTTGTGCGCGAACACCACGCTGGCCTGCTGGTACAACGGGACGCGCTCGCGCACAGGCACGTTCCAGTCCAGCATCGACTGACGCTGCCACGACTCGGTGACGTAGCCCAGATACCCCAGCTGGCGGAACTTCAGCTTGAAGCTCGGATCGGTGCCGCGCAGGCGGGAGGCGGGGACGGCCGCCTCCACCTTGCTCCGTCGCAGCCGCTCGGAGTCCCACGGGTAGAAGCGCACGCCGACGGACGACGCCGCAAGCTCCAGGAACTCGGCCGGCAGCTTCTGCGGGTCGCGCCAGGTGGCCAGGTCGAGGTTGGTGACCTGCATCTGCGCCAGCACGGCACCGACGAGCCTGGCATAGTAGTCGTACACGCCGTCGGGGTCGAAGATGTCGAACACCGACATGCCGTCGAGGGCGCGCTGCGGCGGCGTCCGGTACGGCACCCACTCCAGGGTGACCACGTTCTCGCTGGTGGCCGGGTCTGGGCGCCGGACCTCGACGTAGCGGAGGAGCGACGCATCGGGCCGGCACACCACGTCCCCGAGCTTCGGGGAGCGGAACACGTACGACACCCCGTACGCGTCCAGCCCGACCATGCCCAACGAGCCGGGCGCAGCGCCGAGCGCCTCCAGGGCGGGGTCGAGCGCCGTCCCGGTGGCGACCAGGAAGAACTTGCCGCGGTTGGCCGCGGTGGCGGGCGGCACCTGCGCCATCGTCGCCACGTCCTCCCACTCCACGATGAACGGGAGCGGGCCGCGGTACCGGCTGAGGTCTCGTGTGGGTGCGGCCACGGCTCAGGCCCTCGGGGCGGCGCGGAAATCCAGCAGCCGCAGGTTGATGGCCCGCATGGGCTTGTTGAAGCGCATCTCGCTGTCGTAGTAGAACGAGTTGTCGTACAGGTACGCGTCGTCGTAGAACCGGAGGTCCACCAGCGCGGACTCCACGACGATGTCGCGCAGCGACTCATACTCAATGTCGACCGCCCCCGGCATGGTGAGCGGACGCCCGTCGTAGCGCACCAGGGTCGTCGACACGGGCGAGAACTGCGCCGCCAGCGGAGAGGGCGACGGCCACCAGTCGCCGTCGTCCAGGCTGTTCTTGGTCAGCCGGGGATTCTGCCGGTAGTCCCCGATGATGTTGTCGTAGGTGGCCACGGCGGCGGCGCCGGCGGTCAGGGAGCTGTTGAAGGTCAGCTGCACGAGCCCGGTCACGTAGTCCACGGTGTTGCCGGTCGGCGCCAGCGTGTTCGACACGCCTGCCACCTGCACCATGCCGCCGACCCCGTCGTCGGCCAGGATCAGGCGATCGACGCCCTGGTCGATGCTCACGCGCAGCGACCGCGGCCGCAGCAGGGCCCCTCCGAGCACCGTCCCCACGCTGGGCAGCTGGGCGGAGAACACGGGGGACGCGGCGGTGAACCCCAGCGCCTCGGCCGGGGCGGACTGCGACATCGTCCCCACGGCGGCGCGGTGGAGGGTGAAGTACGCCACCCCGGGCACCCGGTAGATGGCGGCGTACAGCTCAGACAGGCGCATCTCGAACCCGGACCCCTCCTGGAACGCGGAGACCACGGCAGCGGTCACGCCGTCGCGGACGGCCTGCGCGTCGGCGCGGGGGTCGAAGGCCAGGTCCCGGAAGTACAGGTCGACCCACAGGATGCCGGGACGGGACACGACGTGGTGGACGGACACCAGCGACTTGTCCTTCACGAACTGCTGGACCTGCGCGCTCAGCGCCGGGGCGGCGGTCACGTACCGGCGATAGCTGGCGGTGCCGACCAGGCCGTCGTAGGGGACGGAGCGGAAGGTGACCGTCTCGTCGGCCCACACGTTCAGGCGCACGACGTTGCCGGTGTACGCCAGGGGGCGGGCGTCGGTCTTGGCCAACGCCACCCCGGGCAGGCGGAGGAGGCCCTGGTCGTAGTCCGTGGTGGTGATGAAGCGGTCCTGCGACTTCACGAACACCTTGACCGACTGGCGCAGGGCCTCGAGGTCCTCCCGGTCGGCGCCGCCGGTGGCGGCACCCTGGACGATGGCGGACAGGGGGTCGGTGCTGACGAAGTAGTCGTAGTCCGAGATGGGCTGCTCGCCGGCGTTCGCCGGCGGGACGTCGGAGGTCAGCGTGATCGAGCACTCACCGGTGCTATAGTTGATGTACGCGCTCAGCACTCCGAGCAGGTTGGACGGCGGGTTGGTGAGGTCGGGGATGGTGACCGTGGTCCCGGACACGATCAGGTTCCCGTACGCGTCGTCCTGCAGGACGATCTGCCCGCCGCCGAGGAACCGCAGCGTCAGCACCAGCGTCCCGGGCTTCACCGGGGCGTGCGCCAGCGGCACGACGACGGCGAACGACCCGGACCCGCCGGACAGGGGGACGCCGAGCTCGCCGACCTGGGTCGACACGTTGCCCTCGGTGGCGGGCAACGGGTCGTAGTTCTCGAACTCGATCGAGGTGGTGCCGGTGGCCGGCGAGTTGAGGCGCACGGCGACCGGACCGCGGATGGTGCGGACCGGCGTGTTGCCGGCGGCGCCAGAGCAGGTGCGATACTTGACCGTGATGGTCTGCGCCGGGATGGCGCCGTACACGCCGTCGCCGAACCGGACAGTCATGCGGGAAGCGGCATCGAACAGCACCTCGTAGGTCTGCGAGGCGGAGGGCTCCAGGGACACGGCGTCCACCTGGCGCCACTCGTTCACCGGGTCGGCTGGGTCTCCGACGTACACGCGCCACGAGCCCTGGACCACGTTGGCGTTCTCGACGGTGACCGACGGGTTGGGGGCGGGGTTGGGTGCGAACGACTCGGTATAGCTGGCGCCCTGCACCACCTGGGCGCGGACGGAGCTGGCCCCTGCCGGCACGAGCACGTCCTCCACGAACTCGTAAACCAGGCCGTTGTCCCCGGAGAGGACGGAGCCGGCCGGCACGACGCCGCCGTACGCCAGCAGGGACGTCGAGGGCGGGATGTTGGCGAAGACCGACGCCGAAGCGGCCGCGGCCTGCAGGGGGGTGTACCCGACGCTGCGGGCGTAGGCCAGGCCGGACTCATAACGGCGGCAGGTCGCCAGGAACATCTCCAGCAGGGCGGCATCCTGCCCGAAGCTGGCCCAGTCCCCCACGGCGGACAACAGCTCCACCAGCGAGGTGCCCAGGCTGGACTGGAAGAAGTCGGTCCACAGGTCCGGCCGCGTGCGGCGCACGTGCTGCACCAGCGCGTCATAGACGGTCTGGAACTCGCGGGCGGTGAGGGTGCGGGTAGGTACGGTGATGGCCACGTGGGATCCTTACGAGGTCCTCGAGATGCGCATGATGTCGGCGACCATACGGCGGTCCAGGCGGGCCAGGCGCGTCTCTACGCTCTGCGGGATGTTGGTCAGCGTGAACGAGATGGAGACCTCGACCTGGGCCCGGGTCGTCGACTTCACGGCCACATCGAGGATGCGGATGTGCGGGCACTGCGTGGCCACGGCCGACTGGATGGCGCTCGACAGCCCGGCCTCAAGGAAGCTGTCAACGGGGTTCATCAGCTGGTCGGGGGCTGTGCTGCCGAGGTTGCGGCGCATCACCCTGCCACCCACGGGACAGAAGGCGGCGACGATGAGATCGCTCCACGCCAGGTCGTAGGCGGACCTGGCGGCGAGGTACCCGCCGTTCAGCCGGACGACGGGCAGGGCGAGACCGGAACGCTGGGGAACGGTGGCCGGCATGGCGGGATCCTAGTCAGCGGCGGGGGCCGGGCCAGCGCCCTGCCCCGTGAAACGGCGGTTCACGGCGGCCTGGTAGGGGCCGTCGAAATAGGAGACCATCCCGGCGTACCGGTACGAAGCCACGGCGGCCTTGGTGGCGGCAGCCTGCTCGGGGGACGGCCGCGGCCCGCGGTTGCGCGGGGCCCACGGGCAGTCGGGCAGGTGGTGGCTGCGGTGCCGGTTCTCGGCGGCGAAGCACTCCGGCGCCCCGCGCTCCATGACCAGGATCAGCGCGACGGTCTTGTCCAGCTCGTCACTGTCGGGAGCTCGCCCGCGCATCGCCATCCGGGTCACGACGGGCAGCACCCGGGCCTGCCACCTCGTCAGGTGCTCGTGCGGAGCGAAGCGCATGCAGGTGCACAGGGGTTCGGTCACGTCACACCAGGGTGATGAAGCTCGCGGCCGCCCAGGCCTCGATCTTGATGATGAGGCGCAGCCCTACCTCGGCGAAGGGGCGGCTGCTCGACCCCAGGCCGGACGGCACGAACCCCTCCATACGGAAGTCGCGCATGAGGACATCGAACCTCTTGAACGGGTAGGCGTCGCTGTTGTACACGGCCGGGCAGGTCGCCCGCACCAGGGCGACGGAGCCCTTGGTCACGGCCGCGCGGACGGAGAAGTACCCGGCATTGCGGATCACGCCCCACAGCTCCATCAGCAGGCGGAAGATGGTCTTGACCAACCGCTTCATGCTGGAATCGGCCAGGGGCACCCACGCCCGATCGCGGTACACGTACCGCTGCCTGCGACGAACCACGCCGGTGTCGATGTTCTGGGCGATCTGGTCCTCCGGGCTGAGCCGCTTGCGGGCCGCCAGGCCGGCGTCGGGATTCGACGAGGTGGAGTACTGGTGGTATTGCGTGCGCTCCTCACCGCTGAACTGCGGCGCAGCGGGCGACGACTCGATGTAGACGACCATCCCCTCGACGGGGTTCTTCACGTCGGACAGGCTGCCCACCCGCAGGAACGAGTTGCCGAAGTTCGACGCGGACCCGCTATTCGTCGTACCGTCGGTGGACTGCCGTCCGCCGGACCCGAAGTCGGTGAACGGGTTCTGCTCGTCGATGTACAGCATGAACCTCCGCCAGAACTCCCGGGCCATATCCGCCCACATTTTCGCCAGCTTCACCCACAGCTGCTTCGCCGACTCGACGGCACCGGACACCAGGCGCACGCTGTCCTCGATGAAGTACTTGGTCGTCATCTGCGCCAGCACCGGATAGTAGCCGGGGTTCAGCGAACCGAAGGGAACGGTGTTGCTGGCCACACGGTGCGCAGACGTGATCGCCTTCTGGTACACGGAGATGCCGTACGACTGGAACAGGAGCGGGCACATGAGCATGCGCACCAGCTCGCGCAGGTCGAAGATGGGCGGCGCGGGGATGAGGTCGATGAAGCCGTTCAGGAAATCGATGACGGTCCTCTCCGCCCCCTCCAGGACGCGGTTCAGCGTCCGCACGATGCACTTCACCCGCAGCACCATGTCCATGACCTCCTGCACCTCGGCGGAGATGGTGTTCACCAGCGAGTCGGGACACAGACCGCACGACCGGTAGTTGTCGGCGGTCAGCGTCTTGCGGGCGTTCTCGAACTGCTGCCCCTGCCCCAGCGCACCGGCGGCCTGGCCGAGCTGGCCGGCGGGGTCGGTGCTGATGTTGCTCAACGCGCCGGCGACGGCCAGCAGGGTCGGGGCGTTATTCAGGAACTGCGTCTGCGTCGGCGGCAGCGTGGCGATGGACTTCGCCACGCTGGTCGTGATCGCGACGGACGGGTGGCCGGACAGGGTGATGCGCGTGAGGACGTAGACGGTAGCCATGGCTTACACCGGCGGCAGGGTCAGGCTCAGCCCGACGGGGGTATCGATGTAGGGGTGGGTGTGCAGGTCGAACAGGACACCCAGCATGCCGGTGAGCGGACCGAACATGTTGAGCGGACCGTACACCTGCACCGTTCCGGTGAGCGAGATGGTGGGGGCCGCCAGCGACATCGCGTCGCCGCAGATCAGGTCGGCGGTACCGCCGATGACGGCGCTCAGCGAACCGCCGACGAGGACGGAAGCCGTGCCCCCTACCACGGCGTCGAGATTGCCTCCCACGGTCACGGAGGCCTTGCCCACGGCCGTGACCGAGAGGTCGGCCAGCGCGGTCAGGCTCATCAGCGCCTGCGACTGCAGGTCCACCGACAGCACGCCACCCACGAGCACCGTCGGAGCGACGACGTTCACCTTCACGGCCGAGCGGATGTTGATCTCCAGCGTCGGCAGGAGCGGGTACGGCACCGACGGCGTACCGGTGGCGGTCGCCGCCGCGGCCTCCGACACGTTGGGCTCGTAGTCCACGAACGGGGAAGTGGCCGGGTCCCCGGCAAACGGATCCATGACGAACCCGGTCGGACCAACACCGATGTTGATGATGCGCGACCGCAGGTTGTGCTTGTTGGACTGCAGGGGGCGGCCGGGCGGAACAGGGATGCCGCGCAGGGTCGGCACCAGACCGCCGTCGTTGATCGACCCGTGGATGGCGTCGGCGTTCGACACGGCAGGGACGGTCGGCAGCGCGGCCCGCACGATGCGGTCGTTCGCGGACTCGGTCAGGCTGCCGGCATCCACCCCGAGCAGGTCGGAGGCGGTAGCGGCGATGTTGATCTGGGACGCCTCGACGGAGGCGTTGGTCGCCACCACGTTGGCGGTGGCGGACTCGATGGTCACCGACCCGTTGACCGCCTTCAGGTGCAGGCGATCACCGGTACCGGACACCTCCAGCTCGGCGCCGCCGCTCCTGATGATGACCTTCCGCTTGTCGAGCCGCCCATCGAAGATGATCGCGTTGCCGGCATCGTCCGTCTCCACGGACACGGAGTCGTTCTGGTCGACCTGCACGTCGATGGGGGCGGACGAAACGCCGGAGTCATTCACCACCGGCGCACCGACGACCACCGGGGATGCGAAGTTTCCGCCCTCGAACATGACCCACACGGGATCACCGGGGCGGAAGGCGAAGAACTTCCCGCGCATGAAGCCGACGTCCTGGCAGCACTCGGCGAACGGCAGGTCGGTCTGCCCGGCCTCGTGGATGTAGGGCACCTCGACCTGCACGCGCATGCGCCCCTGGTCATCCTGGGAGATGGCCGAGCGGACGATCCCGCGGTAGATGCCATAGAGCTGCTGGAGCCTACTCATCGCCTATCACCTTCCGTAGCGCCGCTGGGTGGTATTCGGGACGTTCAGCCGCGTGAACACCTCCTCGTCGCGCTCCGCCTTGGCGGTCCGCCGGGCGACGGAGTCGGCGGCGCGCACGCGCGCCTGGTTCACGCTGGTCACCGCCGCCTTGATGGCGGGATCCTCATCCCCCAGGCTGAGGCGGTAGGCCTCGATATGCGTGATCCATCCTGAGTCGCCCACTGAGTGCGAGACGGCGAACGCCGTGTACACGCCGGACAGGTAGTGCACCTTGCCGGACGACAGCACGTACTGCAGCAGGAAGTTGTCGAACAGGTTGATGTCGGACCGCCCGCGCAGGGTCAGGTACAGCTTCACGGCCTGCTTGCGCAGGTGCTCCATGTAGATCGTGATCTTCGCCTGCCGCTCGGCCTCGCTGCTGGCGACGATGGGGATGTTCACGCGGTAGGCCAGCTGCGCGACCTTGGTGTCCCCGTTGGTCGACGTCAGGTCGGTCGCCTCGGTCACGGCGTTGACGGGCTGCGCCCGCTGCGCCTCGTAGGCGCGTAGCACCGCCTCCGCCAACCCCATCTGCGCCACCTTGAAAAGCTGCGTCTCGATGCGGCAGTCGAGCACATCGCCGTCGGGCGACCGCACCACCACCTCGGGCAGGTCACCGAACACGATGTTGCGGCGCGGGTTGCCGCCCCAGTTGGGCTGGTGGAAGTGCACATGCCCGGACGCCTCGATGAACAGCACGTAGGCCTCGCCGGTGTTGCCGGCGGCGCCGGTGGTGTCCAGCGCCGGGCACACCGTCCCGTGGATGAACGAGAAGATGTCGGTCGACTTGTCGAACTGCACGGAGGTGGCCAACTTGGCACCGGGTTGCACGATGAGCTTATCCGCGGCCCACCCGTACTGCTGCGCCAACCTCTGCATGACCGCCGTCACGGGGGCTCCGACCGGCATCGCGGCGCCGGACTCGCGGGCCTGACGGCGGGTCTCGTACACCACCCGTGACACGATCGTCGCGCGCATCGACATGCCGTCGAGGGCGGTCAGGTTGTACTCACGCGACACGACCGTTCCGGCGATAACCACGTCGAGGCTGACGTCATCGACCTCGTACCCGAACCTGATGTCCAGCGGCACGCCCTCGCCGAGGATGTAGGTGAGCTGGTCGAGGGTCGCACCCTCGGCATCGGCGAAGTCGATGTCGGCCTGCCAGAACGACATCAGCTTGCGCGTGTTGGAATCGCTCGGGTCCGGCTGGAGCTCGGGCGGGCTGAGCATGCGCGCCTCGACGCCGGTGATCAGCACGTTGAATACATCCTGCAGCCCCTCCACGTCGGACAGCGGACGGAAGACGGCGGCGTTCTTCTCGTCGGCAGGCTTCTCCGGCACCGGATCGTAGAACGTCGCCCTGACGGCGACCGGGGAGTAGGCGCGACCCTTGCTGGCACTAGACACGCGGCCCCCTGGACACGAATCGCGAGACGACGTCAAGCGGCGGAACGGAGAGTACCTGCCCGGGGACGAGATCCAGGTCGGGGTCGACGACCCCGTTCACCAGGCACACGACCCACCAGAACGCCTCGCCGTCGATGCCGTAGTACCGCGCGGCGATGATGTCGGGGAAGCCAACCTCGTGCTCGGCGACGGTGTGCGCGATCCACCCGCGGCGCGCCGACAGGAACTCCTCGGGCGGCACGAAGGGCCCGGTCACCGGGACGCCGTCGTCCAGGTAGAAGTAGGTGTCCTTGTAGCGGCTGCGGTTGGAGATCGTGAAGGTGCTCGACATGGCTGCTCCGTGAAACGGCGGTTCACCGACCCCCGACAGATACGAACGCGCCGCGGCCATAGCTGCCGCCGCCGAACCCCACGCACGTGAAGGTGCACGCGACGGTGGCGTTGTCGGGCACGTATCCGGCCGCCGAAGCCTGCGGCGTCCACCCGCCGCCCCACATCGCCTGCACCGACGTCATGAACCCGCGATAGATCCCGACCTGGGCCACCTCCAGCTGCATCAGCGGGGGCGCGTACACCTGCAGAGGGTTCGACGGACTGCGGTAGGGGTAGCACAGCGACCCCAGCAGCGCGACGGGGGCCTGCACCTGGCGGATGCACTCGTCCCCGGAACCGTCGGCGCGATCGGCTCGGAAGTCCAGAGAGAACACGACGGAGCGATTGGAGTTGCGGAGGAACGTCCGGCCGGGCGAATGCCCGCCGACGCACATCTGCGACGCGTACTCGCTCGAGCTGGACTCCACCAGCGTCGTGGGGTCGAACCCGCACGGCCCGGAGTACGGCAGCACGGTGAACGCCTCCCACAGTGACAGGCGCTCATCGCACCGCCCCAACAGGGCTACGAACGCCGCGCGCAGGTCGGACGGGGCCGACTGGTCGGGGGCCAGGGTGAGGATGGGGTCAGACACTGATGCCCCCGTCCGTCAGGCGCCCGAGGTCCTCGGCGCTACCGCCGCGGGCGAAGTTGTCGAATCCGTCGGGCACGGTGACGAACCCGAGCTGCACGTCCACCATGGAGGGTTGCACGGGTGCACCGGCGCCGCCGTAGGCCCACGGCCCACCCCAGTTGATGGTCACGTGCTCGACGACGGCGTTGATCCTCAGGACGTTTCCCATCAGCACGCGCACGGGCGGCGGGGAGTACCGCCTCCGGGCGGCGGTCGGATCCAGGGTAGGCTGGTTGAGCGCCGCCAACCACCGCACGGCCCCGCGCACGTCGTCCAGCCCGTAGCGCTCTCCGTCGGCCACAAGGTGCAGCCGCACCTGGAACGACACCGCCTCGACCCCCATGAAGCGCAGCGCCGGCTCGGGCCGCACCAGGTTGGGCAGCGCCTTGTAGGAGGGAGACACGGCGTACCCGAACTCGTGCGACGCGTCGACATAGGGCGCGGAGAAGAACGCCACCGCGTCGGTCGCTGAGAGGTACGCCGACCGGATAATGCTGTACTTGCGCAGCCACTGCACGGCCGTCGGCCGCGTGGCCGAGACGACGAGCTGGAAGACACCGTCGACGGGGAGGTCAGCGGGCACCCGTCACCCCCGGCTCTGCAGCAGGTTGAAGATGCGCTCGAGGTAGTAGGCGGAGGCCTCGACGGGCGTACGGCCGGCGACGGCGATCTGGTCGCCAAGGATGCCGCGCAGCTCCCCGGCCTTCGCGGCCAGCTCATTGATGCTCGTGGCCGGCGCCAGCTGCTCGCGCACCCCGGCCATCGTCCGGTTGAAGTCCTCCTGGTGCTGCTGCATGTACGCGCCGAGGTCGATCCCCTCGGCCTCGGCGGCCACCTTGAACTTGTCGAACAGGGCGGTCTGCGCGAACGACTCGATCTGCTGGCGGAAGGTGTCCACGCGCGTCTTGCGCGCTCCGCTGAACGACACCGCATCGGTGAACCCGGCTCCCCAGCCGCCCTCCTTCGAGGCGGCCGCCAGGCCGGCCAGGGCGTCGATACCGACCACCTTGCCGTCCTTGACGATGTCGCCGGCGGTCATGATGCGTCCGGCGCGGTCGCGCGAGTCGAACGCCTCGTAGATGACGGACCCGAGGTTGGCCAGCGCACCGACCGCCAGCGAACCTGCCCCGAGGGTGGCTAGCCCAGCCCCCATGCCGCCGGCACTGAGCCCTCCCATCCCGAGCAGCCCGCCCAGGCGCCCGACGGCGGGGGCACTGCCCATGCCGACGCGTCCAGCGGCCCTGAGCCCGGCACCTACGCCTCCCAACACGCCGGGACCGCGTCCGGGCAAGCCGGCCGGCCTACGCAGCGACCCCATCAGCCTCCCGAACCGGCCGGGAGCGCGCGGCCCGGCGCCGGCGCCGCGGCCCACGCCGCGGAACCCTGAGGTCGCCAGCTTGGCGCTGCCGTAGGCCAGGGCCAGGTCGCCGAGGATGGGCGTCAAGGTACCGAGGATCTGGTGGCCGAACCCCAGCTCGGTCGTGACGCCCGGGGCCATGCCGGTCACGGCATCCACGCCTGAGGCACCCCACAGGCGCAGCCTCTCCAGCGACGCCCGCATCTGCGCGGCGGCGTCGGCGGCCTTGGTGGGATCGGGTCCCTTCAGCGACGCCTCGGTGATCGGCTTGCCCTGCACCGCCAGGGAGACCATCTTGGTCAGCGTCTCGTACGGCACGCCCATGTTCTGCGCCATGACCTGCATCTGCATGGGGTTCATGTTCCCCATGTTGCGCAGCAGGCCGTAGTTGACGTTCCGCAGCAACTCGGCGGTGTCGGCCTTCCCCTGGAGGGCGCGGACGGCGGCCCCGCCGAACAGCATGACCCCGCCCTGCGCCGCGCCGATCTCTCCGCGCTGCAGGTTCAGCGCCAGGCTCGAGATGGGGGCCGCCAGTCGGGCACCGGCCTGACCTCCGCCGAAGTACTGCGTCAGCGCGGCCGTCCCCCCGACGTGCGCCTGGATGCGCCCGACGGCCCCGCGGCCGCGGCTGCGGTAGTCGGCGACGGTGGCCGCGTCGGCGGCCTGCGAGGCCACCTGTCCGAGCTCGTTGATGCTGACACGGGCCATGCGCGACTGGGCGGCGAACCTGTCCAGCGAGAGCGTGGCGTCGGACAGCGCGGCCCCGAACCGGTTGGTCATCTGGCCGACCACGTCGGCACCGACTCCGTAGTCCAGCCCGTACCCCTGCTGGGCCTGCGCCAGGTACTCGGCGGCCGCGCCGCGCGACATGACCCCGAGGCCGGCCCCGGTGACGGCGCCGTACCCGGCGGCGATCTGCTCCCGGCTGATGAGGGGACTGGTGCGGCCGATGGTGTCGGCCGCCAGCGCCAACGCCTGCTCTCGGGTCATCCCGGGCTGCGAGCGCAGCAGCTCCCCGGCCATGCCGTGCACCGTCATCGCCGACTGCAGCCCGCCGGAGTGCACGTACCCCTTGTACCCGGCGTAGAGCATGCCCACGCCGCCGAGCGTCATGCGCCCGCCGCGGTTCGTGGCCAGCCACTGGGCGGCGTTGCGCACGACGGGGTTGGCGTGACGCGTCAGGGCGGCCCAGTGCCGCGGATCGAAGATGGTACCGGCGACCTCGGCGTTGGAGTGCAGGGCCGCCAACTGCTCGTTGAACTTCGACAGGGCCAGCTGGCCGGCGCGCCAGGTGGCCGGGTCCTTGATGTTCTTCAGCAGGTCGGACAGCTTGGCGTGGGACTCCTCGATCCTCTTGTACTGGGCGCGAACGTCCCGCTTGGAGACCTTCTCGCCCATATCGCGGCGCATGTACAGGTCCTGCAGCCCCTCCACCTCGGACAGGTAGCCGGGCACCGCGGCCTTGAGCTTCTTGTACCCGCGCAGGCGCATCGCGCCCTCGGCCACCTTGGTCGACACCCCGCCCCAGCCCTCGGTGGCGGCGGCGCGCACGAGGGATTCGAGCAGGTCGGACACGGTGGCCGAGGTGATGGCCTCGCCGCCGTGCGCCACGACCGGGTAGGCCATGGGCCCTCGCGGCAGCCTGGGGCTGCCGCCGGGGACGGCCTTGCGGCGCGTCGGGGCCGGGGACCCGTGGGCGGTGACGAACGACCCGACCATGTTCGGCGGGGTGACGACGTCCTTCCGGTAGGTGGCCCGGGTGGTGCCCGGCTTGAACCCGGGCTGCGCCCTGGACGGCACCTGCGGGGACAGCGTCATCGTCGTGCGGCCCAGGGCCTGCGTCACGGCGTCGGCCACCGCCTGCTTGAAGCCGCCGCCCTGGAAGACCAGCTGCACGGGGATCTTGACGGGCTTCCCGCGCGAGAACCCCTTGTCCAGCGTCTCGAGGAGCGACTGGGCGTCCTTGACGGCGGTGCCCAGCATGCGCATGGACGCCGCCAGCTTGTCGATGGCCGCCTGCGGGCGCTGCGACACTTTCGTGGTCGCGCGGTCCAGCGACGCGACGAACTTCTTGTAGTCGCTGTCGACCGTCTTGACGGCCGCATCCCACCGCTCCGTGTCGAGCGAGAGGTAGAACCCGAGGGTCTGGTCAGAAAGGGCCACGTCGACCTCCGCTGACAGGGTACGCCGTAAGCGGGCGCGGGCAACGCGGCCTCCCCGTGAAACGGCGGTTCACCGCCGACGGGTCCTCAGCATCTGCTGCTTCTGCGCCTCGGCCTTGCGCATGGCTGCCGCCACGCCGCGCTGACGGGCCTGGGATTCCTCCTGGAGCTTCGCGGATAGCTTCTTCACGTGCCATGCGAGCTCCCTGTAAGTCAGCTGCCCTACTCCTACATCGGTGTACCCGTGGCCGTAGTTCAGGAGGTAGAACTGCGCGTCGAGGAGATCCTCAAGCGGTACGGCGGGCTGCGCGAAAAAACTCGAGGGTGAAGGGCAGGGCCATGTCGGTCTGGAACCCGCACGCCTTGCACTCGGGGTAGATGCGCAGGTCCACCCCGGGCTCGGCATCATCCAGCGCCTCGGACATGGCCTGGGAGTCCACCATCGTCAGCTGGCGGACGAAGGCCTCCTTGTCGGCCATGGGCATGTCGGCCCCGTCCACGCTCACGATCTGCAGCGCCTTGCGCAGCACGAGGCTGTTCGCGTCGGCGGCGTCGTTGCTCTGCAGGGCGACCCGCTTCGCCACACGCGCGATCTGCGCCTCGTCCTTGCCGCGCAGGAAGCGCAGGCCGACGGTGCGGTCGGCATCGGGCAGCTTGACGATGATGGGCTCGACCAGGCCGTCGTCGGCCAGCTTCGAGGACAGCTCGGCGAGGTTGAAGTCCTGGTTGTTCCGGGCCCCGCACGACGGGCACTTGTAGCCGTAGCTGTAGGTGGGACCGAAGGTGAAGACGCGCAGGGCGACGAGGAGCGCCAGGCGGTCGGTGATCAGGAGGTCCTGGTGCGTCAGCCCTTCGGGGAGCTGCACGCAGGCTCCAACGGTGGCGTTCACCAGGTCGATGCCGGAGGTCGAGCCCTGGATGGCCGCCTCCTCGGTGACGCGCAGCTTGCGGATGTAGACCTTCCCCTCGGGCATCTTGCCGCCGTAGAGGAGGCCGCGCGAGGGGAGGGGAACCGGGGCGTACCCGACGGGTGCGGTGGACATGCGGTGATCCTATGTGTGCCGGCCGACGGCCGGCGAGGGTGAGACTTACTACGGGTTCGCCAGCTGGTCGCTTCCGCCCTTGGAGAGCGTGTGGGTGACCGCCACTTCCTGCCCCTGGTCGTCGGGGTAGCACTTGTCGCAGGAGAAGCGCACCTGGACGCGCATCGCCTCGTCGGCGCCCATCTCGGCCTCGCCCATATCGAGCGACATGGGCCAGACGTTGAGCATCCGGTACGTCCGCAGGCGACCGCCGTCGGGGGCGAAGTGCTCGATGACGCCCTGGGCGGCGTACTGGGCCTTCAATCCGCGGAGGCCGGTCTTGGGGTCGTGCACGATGGAGCGCCACGTCCACAGCAGCTTGGCGGTACGGGCATCGACGTAGTCGTGGAACGACACGCTGAAGTCGTCGAACATCGTCGTTCCGGCGAACTTGCGCACCTCGTTCAGGTACGGCACCATGATCGGGTTGGTCTCGGTCTTGGGCAGCGAGAATCCGGCCAGGGTCAGCTTCAGCTGCTCCACGGCGTTGCTGACGGCGGCCGTCAGCGGGGCGGGAAGCTCGGTGAACCGCAGGATCGCGTTGTTGTTGCGGATGGGCTCGTAAGCGGTGCCGTTCAGCACCCCTCCGAGGAAGTTGGCATCGGTAGCAGCCATGGCGATGGTCCTGGGTCAGGGAGTTTGCGTGAAACGGCGGTTCATCACAGACGCGACTCGTCGAACGTCGCCCCGGAGGCGAAGATGGCGAAGTCCAGCAGGATGATCTCGGCGGCCTCGATGGGCTTCAGCAGCAGCTTGCCGCGCATGGTCTTGTTCTGACGCAGCGCCGGCGGGTTGGTGCTGGCGTCGCAGATGACCTTGAAGTCCTCCAGGCCGCGCCCGGCCTTGATCCGATCCAACTGGTCGGAGCAGAGGCGGGTGAAGTCGCGCCAGGTGACCTCGTCGTTCGGGTTGAACTGGAGCACCTGGACAGCGGTGGCGCAGATCTTCTCGGCATACAGCAGCATGCGCCGGACGTGCAGGCTGTTGAGCGCGGTGGCCCGACGCTGCAGGGTACGGTTGCCGTAGATGGTCAGGCCCTTGCCCTGGAAGTTGACGATCGGGTTGACGCGGTTGGTGCCGCCGACCAGGAGGTCGCGCTCCTCGCGGGTCGGGCTGTACTCGCTGCGGTTGGCGGACAGCTTGCCGCGCACGAAGCCGGCGACGGCCCACCACGGCCCCTGGTTGTCGTCGACCACCGACATGGCGGAGGCGACGAAGCCCGAGGGCGGCAGCCAGAGCGTCTTCTTGGTGTACGGGTCGTCGATCTCCAGCCAGGGCCAGAACATGGCGCCGTAGGAGTCGTCGAGCGCCGCGCCGGGGGCGGTCGGATCGTCGCCGCCGGTGCCGGTGGAGCCCAGGCCGTTGTGCCAGGCGACCACTTCGTCGACGGTCAGGCCGAGCGGCGGGTCGATCAGGTACAGGGCGTCGCCGCGGTTGCGGCACAGGGTCAGGCCGGCGGAGATGACCGACCGGTGGCTGATGCCGGGCACGGCCAGGAGGTTGAACTCCGTGGTCTCCGGGTTCCGCAGCGCCTGGAGGCCGGTCGACGCGGAACCGTTGACGGTGCCGACGAAGAACGAGAACCCGTTGGCACCGCGCAGGCCGGTGATCCCGTCCTGGCCGATCGTATTGCCGAGGTCGCCGCGGCCGAGCTGCACCGTGGCAGGGTCCAGGATGCCGGTGGGCACGGACGACACGGCGCCGGCCGGGTACACGTCGGCGCGGATGTACTCGGAGGCTCCGACTTCGCCGGTGATGCCGCGCAGCAGCATGGTCTCGATGTACCGGTCGCTGGCGGGGTCGAGGCTGACGTCGGCGAACACCTCGACGACGGTCGGGGTGGCGCCGGGCTCCACGGCCGCGCTGACCAGGACGCTGCGCCGCACGGTGGCAGCGGTAGCGGGCACGCCGGGGGCGCGGTACTCGACCACCTGCACGATGACCGAGTTGCCCCACGATCCGGGGTTGACGGCGTGGAACGTCACCAGGTGCTGGGCGCCGGAGTCGATACCGCCGGCGAGGCCGGTGGCGGCGATGGCGGTACCGGTCTGGGTGACGACGATGGCGCTGTTGTACTGGTCGCCGGTGGACGACGCGACCAGGACGCACGACGGCGTGGTCACGCTGCTGTCGGTGGCCGAGATGCTCAGGTCGCCGAAGACGGCGTTGGCATTGATGGCCGCCACGAGCGACTGCATCACCGTGAACATGGTGACGGTCCCGTCGCCCAGCGGCACGGGGACGTTCGTGCCGGCCACGGAGGAATCGTCGTCGAACTCGAACACGACGGCGCCGGTCAGGTCGGTAGCCGTGATGCCGAAGGAGGCGGTGTTGATCGCGGAGACGAGGGCGGCCATGGTGGCCGCCGCGGTCAGGCCTCGGGTCACGACGATGTTGTCGGCGAAGGCCTTGAGGGTCACCACGCCGCCGGCATCGACCTTGGAGATGACCTCGGCACCAGCGGAGCTGGAGTCGAAGAAGTCGATGCGCCCGGCCGTCAGCACCTCGGAGGAGATGGTGAAGGTGCCGCTGGTCGTCAGGTTCACCTTGGCGGCGAAGTTGGCCAGGGTGCTGGCCAGGTCGGCGCCGATGACCACCTGCTTGAGGACGGAGGTCTCGACGACGCTGCTGTTGCTGTCGAACTCGAAGGTGATGGCCGGGTTGACACCGTCGTTCAGCACGATCTGGTCGGCATCGGCCGGCTGGCCGGAGAAGGACGCGGCGGCATGGGCGCCGTCGGACACGTCATCGTCGATCTCGAAGGTGCGCTCACCGAGGCTGCTGGGGACGACGAACTTCGTGCCGTCGGCGGGGTTGACGCTGTCGTCGAAGCGGATGCTGCCGGTGGCCTTGGCCGACACGGTGCCTCCGCTGAGGCCGACCGCGATCATCGACGCGGCGCTGGCCCCGGCGACGAGGATGGGCTTGTTGCCGGCAGTGCCGGTGGCGTTGTTCTCCAGCGCCAGGATGGGGTTGCCGGGGGCGATGGCGATCGTGTCGCCGTCGACGGGCTTGGCCGAGAACGAGATGGTGCCGGAGGCGCGCACGCCGCCGTAGAACTTCGCGTCGGCGGTCTTGACGCCGGCCACCGCATCGTCGTCGGCCACGCGGGTGAAGAGGACGCGGCTGCCGCGCTTGAGGAACTGCACGGCGGTCTGCAGGCCGTAGTCGTTCGAGACGGGCGGTCCGAACAGCCGCACCAGGTCACCTTCGTTCGTGACGAGCGTGGGCTCGTTCAGCGGGCCCTTGGTGGCGCCACCGAGGAGCGCCAGGGTGCTCGACCCGAGCTGAGCGACGTACTCGGAGAAGTCGAACTCGCGAACGTAGATGCCGGGGGAGACGGTGGCCATGGTTCAGTCCTGGCGGAGGAAGAGGGAGTCAGCGTGCGGGGCGTGGCTCACCGCGTGAGGGAAGCCGGTGGGGCCGGTCATGGGGGGAGCGTACCGCCGAGGAACGGCCCGTCAAAGGGCCGTACGTAGACGTCGGCGACGAGGGCCGCCAGCGGGACGAACACCCGGAGGGAGTCGACCTTGGGCTGGAGCAGGGCCAGCACACCGTGGGTGTGCTCCCGGGACACGGCGCGGGTCCGGGAGAAGGCCGGGGTGGCCGCATCGTCGGCGAACACCAGGTTCGTGCCGGGGGTGGTCGGGGTCACGAGGCGGACGACAATGAGGTACGGGCGAGCCTCCAGCCCCTGCCACACGTACTCCGTCCCGGCCATGCTCCCGGTCTGCGAGGTCGGGGCGGTCCTGGCGGCGTCGAACACCTGGCGCACGTCGATGCGCCGCAGCTCGGTCTCGGCCGGGCCGCCGAACACCCCGTAGCGGAAGCGGCGGCCGTACGACAAGGTGAACTCGTGGAACGACCCCTCCCCGGCGGGCAGCTCCAGCCCCCACACCGGGGTCCCGATGCGCATGTCCCCGTCCATCTGGACGGAGAGGTCGATCGGGCCGAAGGCGCTGGCGACCGGGGGCGCCACGGCCTGCGGGTACATCTGCGGCACGACGGGCGGGACCCACGGCGTCGGGTCGCCGTACAGGTCCTCGACCTCCAGCGACACGGGGGCGTCCGTATCGACGGTTCCGGCGATGGACAGGATCTGGTACTCGTCGTCGTTGCGGATGGAGCCCAGCTCGATCAGGTCCACGCGGTCCAGGCCGCCGCCGGAGGCGATGGCCAGGCCGTCCGGGCCCACACGGTGAGCTCCGGGCTGCCGCGCACGGACCACCGTGCCAGCGCCACCGGGTCCTGCGGGGAGACGATGGACCAAAGATTCCCGGTCCCCCACCACGACGCGGTAGCGGCCATCTCCTCGGTCTGGTAGGCCTCCCGCTGGATGGCGTGAACCGCCGTTTCACGGCGAGCCGACGGCCAGGTCCCCCGCATGAACCAGGTGCGCAGCATGACGGTGGCGTTCATTCGCAGGTAGCGGGGGTTCTCGCCCTCCAGCTCGCCCTGGTCACCGGTCCCGATCCAGCGCAGCGCCTGCATCTGCGGCCCGAACGGCGGCTCGTGCTCGACGGTCAGGAACACCTCGCGGTTGCCGGCACCGCGGTTGCCGAATCGCGTGTAGAACCACTCGAGGATGAACGCCTCCGTGTAGCGCTTGAGGCTCCAGAACGTGAGCCGGTACGTGGTCTGGGCGTGGAGCGGGTACGGCAGGACCACCCACTCCCCGGTGACGGGGTCGCGGAACGTCCGCTCGTACGTCAGAGCCGACGCCGCCAGCTCCTGGGTGAACATCGGGTAGTCACGGTCGATGGTGCAGAAGGGCAGCGGCAGGGTGGTCCAGTCCGCCTCGGCGGTCAACCGCGCCTGCTCGTCGTTGCCGCCGGCGGCCCACCCCATCTTGACCAACAGGTCGTAGGCCTGAGCGAAGGCGCGGTGAGGAGCGGCGAACACGCGCAGGATCGGGTGGGCGCGCCGGTCCTGCCCGTTGATCTGGTTGTAGTCGACCAGGAGGTCGTCCAGCCAGTGGTACACGGCGGCGTCGTGACGCCGCATGGTGTCCTCGAAGTTGTAGGGCGTGCTCACGGCTTCAAGGCCTCCCGGACGAGACGCGCATCCCACCCCTGCGCCGCGGCCCACAGCATCGCCGCGTACACGTCGACGTACTTACCGGGCAACCCGGGAAGAGCCACCTGCGGGAACTGCGCCGTCGGGGCGGTCAGGAACACGTCGGCGGTCACCCACTTCCCGTCCTCGCGGGCGTCCACGAGCAGGACCGGCTTCCCGCCCACCAGGCACACGAGGCAGTGGTTGGCCTCCTGCCCGTGGCCGGCGTACTCGTACGGCAGGTCGCGACGGCGCATACGCACGAGGCGGTGTACGTGCACTCCGAACCCGAGGTCGATGTCGGCATCGAACCCCTCGCACCCGGCGACGCGGATAACGCTGGCCTGGACGAAGCGCATCATGACCCGAGCCTCGCGGACTTGATGGAGAGGTACCACAGCAGGTTGTGCGTGGTGTTCCGGTACCACCCGCGCGGGCTGATCTGCAGCACCTCGTACCACTCGTCGTTCCAGCGGAACCGGTCCCCGACCTGCGGCTTGATGGCGTACCGGTCGTACATCGTCGTCGGCACGCTGCCGATCATCGTGCGCACCAGGTCGAAGCCGAGCTTCTTGAGCGTCTCCTCGCGGGACACGCGGGCCACGCGCATGTGCAGTCGCCGCGGCTCCCCGCGCACCTCGGGCTCGGCCGCCGTCCGCGGGGCATCGCGGGACGGGTCCTGCACCGTCTGCTCGCTGAGGTGCGGCTGACGCCACTCGGGGTGCCCGGTCGGTCGCTCGACCGCCTCACCCCACAGCGGGTCCCACGGCGTCGAGTCAGGTGCGCCGGACAGGATCTCGGTCGAGGTCCCCACGGCGGTCGACAGCTTGATCAGCGGGTAGTACGCCACCGCCGGGTACATCAGCTTCCACCGCTCCTCCAGCATGCGCTGGGCGGTGTTGAGGTCGTACCCGGCCCCGTGGAACATGACCGTCTCGTCGACGGCGAGGTGCGGCTGTCCTGGCAGGCTCACGGCCGGGCCCTCCCGGAGATCTTGCGTCCGACGGCCTGCACCATGCGGCGCGCGATGTCGGGCGCCTGCACCTGGTGAGCCTCAGCGAAGAACGGATGCCAGTGCGGACGGGCGGGCACCTTCGCGGCGCTGGACCCGAACTCGTGGACGCACGCCAGCAGCCACATGGGGATGCGCTTGCGGCGGCCGCTCAGCGGGTGCCGCACGGCCACGGACGGGTGGATGCCGATCCTCAGCTGCAGCCCGCTCCTGGTGGGGATCTCGAACACCTGGATGCTGCGCGTGTAGGCCCCGGTGGCGATCATCACGCGCGGGTCGAGGTTCCAGGCGGCCTTGCGCGACTGCCACTGCCATGACAGCGGCACGCGCCGGAACGACGGGAAATCCTGGCGGCGGATACGCTCGACGAACTGGTCGCGGAGGGCGTTGGCCTCGTGACGCAGCTCCTCCGTGGCGGCATCCTTGGCCGCCTTACCGATGTCGTTCAGCGCTCGCGCGAGGTCAGGTACGTGCAGCTTCGGCATAAGTGACCACGGTGAATACCGCGTCTCCGGTCTGCGGGATGAAGTCCACCAGCCTGGCCCCGTACCCCTCCCCGATCAGCTTCGCCAGGCGCCTCTCGGCACCGGCCACGGCGTACGGGGTGCCGGCCAGCGTCGGGGGATGCGACGGGACGGCCGACTCGACGACCTTCAGCCCGTTAGGGACGAAGACCCGCGCGGGGACTACGACCGCCGTGCGGCCGTCGATCCACGGCTTGACGATCACCTTCTCCCCGACCGCTCCGCTGAGCGAGTCCTGGATGCGGCGCTCCTCGCCGATCGGCGACGGGAGGAGACTCTCGAGGCGTGACAGCAGGTCGCTCATCGGATGCCACCATAGCGGAACGGGCGGCCTGGGCCAGAGCGGCGACCCCGGCGCGGCCGCCGCGCTTGTACGCAGCCTTCACTGCGGAGAGCGGGTCGAACCTGATAGCCGGCGGGGCGAAGAACGACTTCGCCTCGTAGATCGACTTCAGCTTGGGCACGATCACACGTTCACCATCGACGGCGCAGGGGCGCGCGGATCGGCGGGGACCATGGTGCCTGAGGCGGTACCGCCCTCCGAGGTGGCCTGGTTCAGCGCCTGCACCAGCTGGGCGTAGGTGCGCGAGAACCCGGCCTTGCGAGCCTGCGCCAGCACGAGGCGCAGGGAGTTGGTGAAGTCCTCGGCCACGCCCTCCTGCAGGACACGCAGGCGGAAGGCGGTGGGCAGCGACTCCAGCTTGATCTTGCTCTTGCGTGCGCGGTACAGGGCGGCGGCCTCGGGGCGCGAGATCTCCGGGTCCTCCTTGCGCAGCTCGGCGTGGTAGGCGTCGATGGCGGCGTCGTCGGCAGCACCGAGCGTCGCCAGCTTCTTCGCCTTGGGGGCGGCCTTCGGCTTGACGGCCGCCGGGAGGTCGAGGCTCACGGTGTCCAGGCCGCTGACATCCTTGGGCGAGGCGGCCGGCTTCGCCGGCTCGTCGACGTGCCCGGCCCGCAGGCGCTGCGTACCGGCGTGGCGGCCGGTGTACGGCAGGCGCCCGAGGAGGGAGCGCACCCGGTCCTCGTGGTCCTTCGTGCGCACCGACACGACTGGGGCCGGCGCCGGAGACGCGGTACGCGCCGCATCGAACGGGTCGGCGATGTCGGCGGCCTTGGCCCCCTCGAACGGGTCGTCCATGTCGGCGACGGGCCTGTCGGCGCGCCCGCTGGCGGCACGCTTGGCCGCGGCCAGGTTCTTCATCGACTGCGCGACGGCGGCGCGCGTCTTGTCCTTCTGCTTGAGGACCTCCTGGCGCCACTTCAGCCGATCGACCATGTCGGCGGGTACCGCCTGCGGCGGCTTCTGGTCGAACTCCCCGCCCTTGCGGAACTGGTAGTCCTGCGCCGGCTTCGGGGCGTCGGTCACATCGAGGACGCGCTTGCCGGAGGCGTCGTACCGGAAAGCGGCACGCTGCCGCGTCAGGCTCTGCTTGCGCAGGTTGTAGACGTCGGACTTCCAGTACGAGACGGCGTCGGCGCGCGGCTGAACGACACGGACTCCGGCCTCATCGCGCTTCACGCGCATGACCGGAGAGCCGTCGTCCTTCGGTGGAGCGGTATGGTCCGGCTCCATGACGGTCGCGTGGGTCAGTCCATGCACCAGCGCCCTCGCGACATCGCCGTCCTTGTTCGGGATGGCGTTCATGCGCACGATGGAGGCGCCGGCCGGGCTCTTGAGGTACCGGCGCACACGCTCCCAGGTGGCGAAGTCCTCGCGGTCCCAGTTGGGGTCGCGGCGACCGGCATTGGGGTTGTGCTCCTCGCCGCGGTCCTTCGTCATGTCGCCGGGGTCGGACAGGTTGGTCGACTTCTTGCCGATCTGCGACGGGTCCTTCAGCAGCTGGTGCATGTGGTACTGCACCGCCTGGTGGGCGAGGTTGAACTGTTCCACGGCCGTCTTGCGGTGCTGGCCGTACTGGGCGTGCGGGCTGCCCCTCTCGCCCTTGCCGACGTGCCAGTCGGGGTTGGCAGCCTTATACCGCTTCTCCCAGTCGGCGGTCAGGCTCTGCGCCAGCCCGGGCATGGGCATGCGCGTCTTGACCTTCACCACCGGGGCGCCGGCGGGTTCTGCCTTGGCGTGGTTCTTCGGGTCATAGGTCGACAGGAAGTGCTGCACGGTCGGATGGTGCCACCACTCGGGCCCCATGGCGGGCCGCCCGACGGAGGCCACGTCGGTCTTGTACCGCTCCCCCAGCTCCGGGTTGGACTTCACGGCGGCCTTGAAGTGCGTCGCCATCTCCGGGTGCAGGTCCTGCGCCACGTCGGTCAGCACCTTCAGCGTGCCGCGCGCATCGCGCCGGCCGAAGTCGATGTCGCGCTCGCCGTGCCCGACATCGACGACGCGCCCGCGGCGAGGCGCGTCGGCACCGGCCGACCGGCGGGTGGTGCGCGAGGCCCAGCGCTGGTCGGTGCCGTACACCTTCTCCTTGACCGGCTTCAGCACCTGGCCCTGGACGGACGCGGGAACCGCGTCAGCGAAGTAGGCCTTCTCGGTGCCGTCGGGGTGGTGGAAGAAGTGGATCTCGCGGTCGACGGGACCATGCTTCTCGCTGTCGTACCCGGCCAGGTCGATGGCGTGCCGGACCTTGGGCACCTCGACGGTGGTGAGGAGCTTGGACTCAACGAGCGGGGCGGCGATGGCCAGCTCGGCTTCGAGCATATCCAGGGCCACGCGCTGAAACGGCGGTTCACGGACGGTAGTCACGACGGACTCCTCTGCCTGGTTGTGACGCTTCATGGCGCCGGCAATCGTGGTGTAGTTGGCGGCGACATACCGCAGGGCGTGCTCGAGGTGCTTGCACACCCCGCCGCGACCGGCGGGGTTGATGGCGGAGGCTGGCCGGTCCTCGGGCAGCAACGCGAAACCCTTCTCGGTAGCAGCATGCGCGTGATAGTAGCGAAATGCCGGGCACGAGCAATGCACCCGGACATCGTCGCGCAACAGGAGTCGAGCACGCTCAGTCCACGTCAGCGGCTGCCCGGCGATCAGCGGATAGTTGGCGAACCGGATGCGGGTCAGGTAGCTGTGCGCCTCGGGCCGCCACTCGCGCGACCCGGCTATGACGACCTCGGCCGTCCTCTCCCCGATCTGCATGCGGACGGACTGCAGGCCGCCGCCTCCTCGATAGGTGGACCCGTCGGGGCGCCGCCCGCCCTGCATCATGCGCAGGTAGTGCTGGGAGTGGTTGATGAAGTCCGGGTCGATCTCGCCGCGCACCTCGGCGATGGTCCGCCCATCGGGCTGCCATTCTGAGCTGCCGCGCAGCTCGGCGATGATCCTATCGAGGTCGTCCCGGGATCGCGCCTCCTGGATCGGCACCAGCGGCGCGATCGCCAGGAGGTCGTACTCCCGCACGGTCAGGCCTGCGGGTAGCTGCTGACGATCTTGCGCAGGGCGTCGGCCGCGGCCTTGGCGTCCTGCACGAAGACGGCCGCGGTGTCGGTCTTGAGGCAGCAGAAGTTCTTGACGATCTCCTCGAGCTCCTCGGCCAGCTCCTTGATCTTGGGCAGCTCGGCGGGGTCGGCCAAGCACGACTCCTCGACCTTGCCGTCCTCTCCATCACCGTCGGCGTCGGCCGCCTCGTCCTCCTCGACGGTCAGTCGCCCGGCGGTCGCCGCATCGATGAACGCATCGATCGTCTCGGAGACCGAGACGCCCTGCATGACGGCCTCGACGGGATCGACCTTGCCGGCCGCCACTCCCTCGCGGATGGTGGAGGTGGCCAGGTTGTCGGTGTCGTGCACGTAGGCCGACTCGATGGAGTCGTGGTACCACAGCTCCTTCGCCGCCTCCTGCGCCGCACCCTTGTCGGCGAAGTCCGCCACGATGGGGTCCTGCGACGAGCCGGCGCCGCCGGGGCGGACGGTGCCGCCGTACTTGCCGACGATCTGCTCGATCAGCGGGCGGGCGACGAGGGTGCCCATGGAGTCGCGGCCGACATGGACGACGAAGGTAGCGGTAGCGGGCATTGGGTATCCTAACGGGAGAGTGAGGGAGTGAGAGGGGGCTTCACGCGGTAGACGGTGTGCATGCGCTTGCGTCGGGTCTTTCCGGGATTGGCTCGCCTCCAGGCCTTCGCGCGCCGGGCGGCTCGCAGCCGCTTACCGCCGAGGGGCCTACGCCGGATTCTGGCGGCAGACATGCGCGCGGCAAGCCTCCTTCGGCTCGCTACCGCCTCCGAGACTCCGTCGGACGCCGGGGGCGACCCGCCGGGGGAGAGGACGGCCACGAGGGTGTAGTCCTCGGGGTCCTCCTCGTCGGGGTCCTCCCACTGGTCGGCCGGCAGTACCATGTAGTCGGGGTCCTCGTCCTCGGCCAGGTCGTCGTAGCACGCGACTACGACGACGGGAGCGGAGATGCGGTCGGCCATGGCCTGGCCGGACTTCAGCGCCTCGTCCTGCCCGTCCACGACCATGTGGAAGTCCTCGTCGGACCTCTCCTCGTGCACGATCTCGGAGGGCTTCCCGAACAGCTTGCGGCGAACGCCGACGGGCACGATCTTCGCCAGCTTGTCCAGCACGGTGGCCTTACGGAATCGGGCCGGGTGGAAGCGCACCTGCCCCGGCTGCCCGGCGGCCGCCTTCGCGGCCGCCCTCTTGAACTTCGCGGCGCGGGCGGTGTTCAGCTGGTCGGCCAGCTCCTTCCCGCCGGGCACCTTGGCCAGCTTCGCCAGCTTGCGGGCGGCCTCGATGTCGTCGGCCTCCTCGTCCTCGTTGACGCGCTTCGAGCTGATCAGCTGGTTGAGGCGCTTGATCAGCTCCCTCGGCGTGTCCTTGCGGCGGCTGTTGATGGTCACCCCGTTGGGCCACGACGGGTGATGCACGCGCACCTCGCCGGTGCGGCGCACGTCGTCCACGCTCGCGCCCAGCTGACGCGCGATGTCGAGGGCATCCTTCTGGTTCGGGTTCCCCTCGATGCGGCGCAGGCCGCCAGCCTCATAGGCGCTGAAGCCCTTGTCGTCGGCCGGCTCATCACGCACGACGTTGGGGCCCTTGCGCATCTGCTTGCGCAGGTGCGCCTCGGGGTCGCGGGCGGCCGCCATCATCTCGGCATGGGTGCCGTAGTCCTCGTCGCGATCGTAGTACCCCTTCGGGGTGAAGTGCATCACGTACGCGCTCCCGGGCTCCTCGCGGAACCCGTGCTGCACGAGGATCTTGTGGGCGTCGGCCACGGCATCGAGGCCACCGTAGGTGCTGTACCCGCGCCCGGTGACCTTCCCGAAGCGGTCGACATGATTCGCCACCCGCACCCACCCGCGCCGACCGGCGTGGGCGTACGCGTCGGAGTTCTTCCGAGGCTTCCCGAACACCTCGGGATGGTCGACCACCGTCTCCTGGTGCGCCTGGAACGCGACGGGAACGACCTGCTTGGTCTCGGGGTGCACCCACCAGCCGTACGGCGTCGACGAGTGCGCCGCCACGTGGGCGGGATCGTAGGGGTCCAAGTTCTCGTGAACCGGCGTTTCACGGACGAAGGTCACCGGCAGCACGCCGGGGATGTCGTGCGGTGACACCCTGTGCCCGGCCTCGACCAGCTTGGCGTGGGCCGCCTTCGCCGCCTCGTCGGTGCGGAAGACGCACGCCAACCCGGCGCCGCTGCGCCGCACCTTGCCGCCCATCTCCTCGACGGCGGCGCGCACACTCTTGGGGATGTCCTCGACCCAGCGGGCACCGCCGGCCTGGTCGAGGCGGGCGAACCTGCCGCCGGCGGTGCGGTACGCCTCCTCCAGGCTCTCTCCGAAGGCCTTGCGCGACGGGCGATCGAGGAGGTTCAGCACCTCGGTTCCGTCGGAATCGACCACGTGGATGTCGTGCACCTCGGGGGCGTGCCCGAGCGCGGTCATGGCACGCCAGGCGTCGGCCTTGCTGGAGAAGCGGAACTGGCTGGCGTGCACATTGCGCAGGTGCTTCTTCGAGCTGGTGGGGCCACCGTCGTTGTGGTAGTGCGGGTAGGCGTGCAGCGCCGGATCGTCTCCGAGGCCCAGCGCCATCCCGTCGTGCGCCTGCGACTTCCCGCGGTAGGTCCCGGCGATCGCCGCCAGGCGCCGATGCGTCTCCCCCACCTTGGCCATGGCCTGCTGCACTCCGTGCACCATATGCACGTAGCCGGCCTGCTTCGCGGTCCGCATCGGGATGTCGTGGCCGTGCACGGTGTAGCCACCGAACTCGTCGACGGCCCCGGCCTTCCCCGACGGCTTCACGACCTGAATGTCATGCAGCGTGACGGTGGGCAGGTCCTTGTGCGACCCGCCAGCGGCGAAGTGGCGCTTATGCACCTCCCCCTGCAGGTGCTTCACGATGGCGGCGGTATCGGCGAGGTCCTGGGCGTGCACCTTCGGGACGGTCGGATCACGATGATGGATCTCGAGGACGTAGCCGCGCGGGTCCTCGGTGTCGGCCGCGTGCTGGACGGCGGCTGCGTGCCTGGCGTGCAGCTGGTTGTAGTGCCGCAGGATACTGAACCCGGGATGACGGTTCGGCTTCGGGTTGGCGAACCCGGCGTACGAGCCCATACGGAACATCACAGCCCCCTGACGGCCTCGTCGGGCAGGGGCTCGTCGACGAGCCCTGCGCGATCGAGGCGGCTATAGTAGTCGGGATGCTCGGCCAGGTGGTCCATCGCGATCTCCAGCGCCTTCGCGGGATCGTCGGTGTGCTCGGCCTCCACGTTCACCCCGGCCAACAGCTGGTGGAAGTCGAAGTCGTCGGGCTTCCTCGCATCGGCCTTCCCGCCGCGCATCCGGTCGCCGTGCCCGGCCATCAGGTCGCGCAGCTCGTCGGAGCTGATGGCCTCCACCAGCACGGCGTACTGGTCGGACAACTCGTCCAGCCTCTCGACGAGGTCGAACACGCGATCGGGGATGCACTCCCACGCGTCGCCGTGCTTCCCCGTCACCCTGCGCAGGTTGTGCAGCACGACGGTGTTCAGGCCGGACATGGCGGTGGTGATGGACCTATGGACCTTCCTGTGCAGCGACCCGAGCATGTCGGACAGCGTCCGCTTGGGCGGCTTGTACGGGCGGTCCTTCTGCGCCGTCTCCAGGTCCTCGACGGGGTGGGTGATCAGCAGCGTCTTGTACTTGCTGGTCCCCTCGCGCTTGTGCACTCCGGCCTCGATACCGCCGCGCTGCAGGTGCTTCCGCAGGTTGTCGGCATGCTCGGTGGGGACCTTGATCGTCGTCTCCGCCCGGTGCGGGTGGTGCTTCACGAACACCTTGGCCGGCTTGAAGTTCGGGTTGGTCTTCGACTTCTTGCTCTTGTACCGCGACACGGCGGCGTCGACGAGCCCCTGCTCCCGCTGGATGTGGAGCGGCACCTCGCGCCCTTCGATGATGACGATCAGCATGGCGTCGTATCCTATAGCGATGAAGGGCTCAGTCGATGAGGAGGGGCGCCTGGCGCTTGCGCATGCGCAGGTCCTCCTCCAGCCGCTGCATGTCGCGCTCACCGCGCTGCACCAGCTCGGCCCCGTCGTTCGGCAGCACCGACTCGTCGGACATGCCGGGCACGCCGCGGTACTTGCCGCGGATGTCGCCGAGGATGGTCCGGCACTTGGCGGTGGCGTAGTCCTCCACCCACTGGCGCATGTCGAACGGGATACGGCGCACCCCGACCATGCGGTCGTCGCTGGGCGAGACGTACCACGCGAACTGCACGCACACGTGGCTGGGGATGCGGGCGAAGGTGTCCATGAACGACGACCGGGTCGTGTGCACGTACAGCCAGTGCTCCTCAGCCAGCGTGCTCGGGTTCACCTCGGTCTGCCAGTGCCACTCGGGCTGGTCGCCGAACACCCGCTGCGTGTCCTTCATGTCGCCCAGCTCGATCATGCGGTCGACCCACCGGGTGTAGTAGGGCGCCTCCTCCAGGCGCAGGCCGCCGATGAAGAAGTCGCACGCCAGCACGCCGAGCAGGTTCTGCATCGTCAGCTGGATGCGGATGCCGCCGGGCGAGATGGGCAGGACCTGGTACCCATGCATCGGGAAGTGGCGCGCCATGGCCTTGACGGCCGCGTCCACGGAACGCGTGAAGTGGGCCTCATCCAGCTCGAGGTCGACCCGACCGCCGCCGAGGTTCGCGGTGACAGCCGCTCGGATGTCCGCCAGGGACCAGTCAGGCATGTCTTACCCCTCCTCGGGTACGTAGAAGCGGCGCCGCTGCGACTTCCGGCTGGGCGCCTCGATGCGTACCGTATCCTCCCGCGCGGGATCGGGAATAGGCGCGGCCGCGGTGGCCAGCTGCTCGGGGGTAGGCGTGACGACATCCACCGGCTCGGGCTCGGGCTCGGGCACCGGGGGAGCGGCGGGCGGGGCGGGCTGAGCCTGAACCGGCGGTTCACCGGGGCACGCCTCCAGCATGCCGGTCGACACCATCACGCGCGCCAGCTCGGCAGACAGCTCGACGGACTGCGCTCCCCCCTCAGGCACGCGCGACGCGGGCCATCGCCACGGGAACACCTTGAGCGACGTACGCGGCTCGAGGAGCGTGACCGAGACGGGGTGAGGGTTGGGGTTGCGGTAGCAGGGCATGGGGTGTCTCCGAGGTAGGGCGCGACGCGCCCCGTGAAACAAAACGGCCGCCGCCTCGCTGGCGGCGGCCGCTTTGGGCCTAGCTTGCGGTCACCGGATCAGGCGGTGATGGCGACGCGCTTGTACATGTTCGAGTTGATGCGCTTCTTGGCGTAGCGCATCGCGAAGGCCTGACGGCGGGTCAGGTCGGCGCGCTCGTCCGGGCCGTTCGTGTAGAACTGCTGGTACGGGGCGTGGACGTAGCCCGTGTCCCACCAGTCCTCGCCCTTGTAGCCGACGACGATGTTGCCGTAGGCCGAGGCGCTCGGGAAGGCGGACATGAACTTGTACTTGTAGGTGCGGAGCCCGTTGTAGTCGCCGATGTAGACCAGGCCCTGGCCCTTGTAGGTGTTCGAGGCCTTGGCGAAGCCGGCCGAGGCACCGGCGGTGATCAGCACGTTCGCGGCGTTCTGGTCGACGATCAGGAAGGTACCCTCACCGCGCTGGGTCGCGTCGGTGATGGCGCCCGAGGCCTGCTGGATCTCCCAGTTGATGTCGCGGAAGTGCTCGGCGCGGTTCACGCCGGTCGGGACGGTCAGCGAGAAGCTGGCCACCGCGGCTCCGGTCATGTCCCACAGGTCGCGCACGACCTCGCCGCCCACGTCGGCCAGGATCTGCTGGCTGGCGGCGGTGACGATCTGCTGGCTCAGGTCCTGGCCGAACTCGGCCTGGAAGTCCTGCATCGACTCCATGCTGATGCGCATGGCGATCGCACGACGGATGGCCGTGACGCCGGACGACTGGATCTCGAGGTCCACCTGGCTGCGGACGTACTGCCCTTCGGCGTTGGTCTCGTAGTCGGTGGTGATCGCGGTCGTGGTGATCGAACCAGCGAAGGTCGCCGAGACGGCGCCGGTCTGGTAGTTCACCGTGCCGGACGACAGGGCCTGGCCGGTGGTGTTGCTCACCTCGACGAAGGCGCCGTTGCCGTCATCGCGCAGGAGGGCCGCACCGCCCGCCGTGGTGAAGGTCACCTCGACGGTGTTCGGGCGCAGAGGCAGCTCGGACAGGGTGCCGGTCTGGGTGGCGCCGGCACCGGGGGTGCCGATCGACTCGCCCATGACCTTCTCGTCGGTGTAGCCGACGCGGCCCTGCCAGCCGTTGTTGGCGTCGAACAGGGTCTGGCCGCGCAGGAACTGGCCGCGGGTCTGGCCGATGATGTAGTTCAGCCAGTAGATGGTGCCGTTCTTGCGGGTCTGGGGCTGGACCGAGACGATCTCGTTGATCGGGTTGGCCGGGAAGGCCGCGCGCACGATCGGGAAGATGTAGTCGCGGAAGCCGCCGACCGTCATGGCGAGGGTCGACTCGTCGAGCGAGCTCAGCCAGCGGCGGGAGTTCTCGAGCATGATCGCGGTCTGGGCCGCGAGGATCTCGTTCTCCATGCCGAGGCCGTTGTCGGCATCGAAGTACTCGCGCCAGCCGCCTTCCTTCTCCGAGCGCTCGAGGAGCTGCCGGCCGAAGGCGATGGTGTCGTTATAGGCGGACACGGCGCCGGGGTTGATGAGGGGCTTGGTCATGACAGGGATGTCCTTGGGATCGAGGGGTTCTCGTGGGCGCTGAGAAGGATCGTCACGCGTCCAGGTTCAGCTTGGCAAGGGCGCGCGCCGCCAGGCCGGCACCGACATGCGAGGCGGACTCGCTGAGGGCCGTCTTGGGCGAGGCCGTCCCGGCATCCTTGGACGACTCGATGACCGCGCCGGGCTTCGGCAGGGCTCCATCGTCCTCGGACTTGGGCTGGGGCTTCGCCAACCGCTCGTGGAGCGGCTTGCGGGGAGCCGGACCGGCCGACACGGCCGATTCGGCGACCTTTCCAGCGTTCTTGGCGCTGGACAAGGTGGCGATCGTCTCCGCGGACTTCTCGGCGGCAGCCTTGAGTTCCGCGTTCTCGCTCACGAGGCTCTCGACCTTGCTGTTCGCCGCGGCCAGCTCGGTGCTGGCCTTGGCGAGACGCGCAGTCATCTCGGCGATGATGGCGGAGGCGGCCTCGTCGCGCTCCGTCAACTTGATGAGTTCGTCGCGCGCCTCGCTGAGCGCGGCAACCACCGGCTCGGGGAGGGCGTCGGGGGACTTCTTCTCGGCCAGGGCCGACTCGGCCGCGACCTTGATCTCGGGCAGCTTGCCCAGGTTGGCGGCGATCATGTCGGCGAGCCCCTTGAGGCTCTCGACCGCCTTCGCGCGTCCCGGGCCGGAAGCGGCCACGGCACGGTTCAGCATGTCCCAGGTGTTGCCGGGCACGCCGGTGCCGTCGGTCTGGCCCTCGGGGGCGGCGCCGCCGGAGGCGGAACCGGGCAGGGCGCTGGAAGCGAACCCGCCGACGCCGGCGCTGAGGGTCGACTCGACCGCGGTCAGCTTCTCGGCGATGGCGGTCAGGACGGGCGCGGCCACCTCGGCGCGGGCGCCGGTGAACTCCTCGGCGACGGCGATCTTGAGGTTGAGCAGGTCGGCCGCCAACGCCTTGCGCTGCTCCACGGTGAGCTGCTTGGGGTCGGCCGCGAGGAGACGGGCGGCGTCCTCCTTCACCTTGGCGATGCGTTCGGCGACGTTCATGGGTTTGTCCTGGGGCTGAATGGTGTGGGCTGGGGGCGCAGATTCAAGAACCTGCTTGCCGTGAACCGCCGTTTCACGGGATTCGGTCGCGGCCTCGGAGGCGGCGGTGGGGTTGGCTCCGGCGGTGCTCGGGTTGTAGACCATGTCCCAGGTCTCGAGCGCGAAGTCCTCGCACACGAACCCGTTCTGGTCGACGGTGCCGGTACCGCGGCTGCTGATGCCGATCTTGGTGCCGGTCGTCACGTACTCCTGGATGCGCTGGCCCTCGGGAGTGTTGTAGACCATCGCCCGGCCCTTGACGGTGCCGTCGTTCTCGGCCCACACCTTGGTGATGAGGATGGCGCCCTTGTTCAGGTCGGTGGTGCCGTCGCTGGGATGCTCCAGGTGGCCGATCATGGCGCGCTCGGCGATGCGCTTCTGCACGTCGCCGTTCGGGTCGAGGACCTTCTTGCCCACCCGCTCCATCGTGTACACGCGCTTGTTCGCGTTGCGGAACTTGTTGGGGTCCGCGCCGGCGGGCATGAAGCGCTGGAACACACCCTCGATGACCATGCGCTTCGGGAGGTTGGCGTCCTCCTTGATCGAGGCGGGCGCCGCACCGGTCTCGGCCACGCCCTCCCAGGAGATGCGGTCGGCCTTGAAGGTCGTGCACTCCACGAGCGGGTTCTTCTCGTCGTGGTAGGTGCCACCTTCAGCGAGGATCTTGGCGCGGTCGAAGGTCATGGTGTCCTCAGCTGATGGCTTCGCGGGCGGCGGCGAACCCGGCGGGGCTGAAGTCGCCATCGTCGGTCTTGTAGGAGTGCCCGCCGAGCGTCTTGTGCATGTACTCCAGGTGGTCGACCGCCTTCCGAAGGTTGGTGGCGCGGTCGCCTCGCCCAGCCACGGCGTAGGCCAGGGCGAGCATCGCCCCGGCCTTGTGTTCGTGGGTACGCTCCACGGTCGCATTGGCCTCGTCGGCCGGCGGCAGCGTCTTGCGGCTCTCCGCGTCTCCGAGCTTCGACAGGAGCTTGTAGCCCCAGTCGAGGTGCGCATTGTGCGCGGCGGTGATCAGGCCGGCGACGTGCTTTATGCCGCCATCGGCAGGCTTGGCCGGGGCGGCGGGCTTCGCGGCCGACTTCGCCAGCTCGCTGCCGTACTCCTCGTGGGAGTCGTCCTTCATCCCCTTCATGCCCCAGTCGCTCTCGGTGATGCCCAGCTTCGCGGCGTGGGCCCGGGCGGCGGCGACGCCTGCCTCGAGTTCAGCGTCCTTGTCCTTGGCGTCGGGGTTGAGCTCATGCCAGGCGCCGTGCTTGCCAACCACCTGCACCGGCCAGGCCTTGTACATGTAGCCGACGCGGCCCTTGTGGACGAGGACCTTCCCGCGCACGCCGGGCGTGACCTGGGTGTGGTCGTAGGCCTCGCCGTCGTCGAGGGCGTCGGGAACGACGTGCACCCCGACCTCGGACTCCCGCAGCGGGGTCAGGCGGGCGTTGCGGACGGACTCGACGGTCAGGCGCGGCTTCATGCGATCAGCTCCGTCTCGACGGCATCGGGTCCGAACAGCCGCTCGTTGTCGAGGTCACGATCGGCTTTGAGCAGTCCAGCTTCCAGGTCGACCTTCAACAGATCCAGTCCGAACGCCCTACGCTCCCGGGGGATGGCCTGCGCTACGCCGAAGGCGGTCGCGCTGTCCAACGCCCTGCCGCCGAGGTACTCCCCGGCGGCCTTCTCCAGGTACCTCCGCGCCGCGAACACGTCTCCGAGGTCGTAGGTCTGCGCCCTCCCGGGCTCGATCAGCTCGTACCTCCGAGTGTCGCGGTCGAGGCGCACCAGGAAGTACCGCAGGTGGTCGAGCCGGTCAGGCGGTGCCAGCTGCGCGGGCATCCAGCTCCTCCCTCGCCATCTGGCCGGACTGCAGCTGGTTGAGGCCGAACGGGTGCGCCTCCCTGAAGGCCACGACGGCCGACAGGAAGGCGCGCGTATCGACCGTCCCGCCGCGGTGGTCGGCCAAGGCCCCCAGCACGTTGCCCAGCTCGGCGTTCGCCTCCTCGGCGTCGACCTCGCATACGGCAGCAAGCACGGGGACGATGTCCGCGACCATGGCTCAGTCGCGGCTCAGAGCGCGCCGCGGACCTGGATGCGGTGCAGGGGCTTGACGACGAAGGTGGCCAGGCCGGTGCCGGTGTTCGTCACGCGGCAGAACTTGCCGACCTTGACGGTCGCCGAGGCCTTGCCGCCGGGAACGACGGTCAGGGTGTCGCCGCCCACACCGGGGGTGCAGTCGACGGCGGTCCACGAGGAGGCGTCCTCGGAGGTGTCGACGCCGAGGATGACGTTGGCGTTGCCGCCGGTCGCCATCGCACCGTCGATGCCCTGGTTGATGAAGTTCTCGACGTCGATGACCAGGGTGTTGCCACCCGGGGCCAGCGTCTCGAAGGTCTTGTTCTCGTTCACGCCGAGAAGGAAGCGTTCGACGGAGCCGGAGCTGTTGGCGCTCATAGGGTATCCTTATCCTGGGAATGTCACAGCGAGGTGACGGGCTGGAGGCGGTGGGAGGGCTTGGCGACGACGGTCGCGAGACCGTTGCCGGTGTTGCGGATGCGGCAGTACTTGCCGCAGACGCCCGCGGCCGCCTCGCGCCCGCCGGGAACGACGGTCAGGGTGGCCTTGGTGGTGTAGGTCGTCGCGGCGGCGGCGCCGCCGGTCAGGGGCGTGGCCGCCAGGGCGGTCACGACGCCGGTGCCGTCGTTACCGGCCGCGTTCTGCGACCACACCAGGGCGGCCGCGGCCGGGGTTCCGGCGATCAGGGCGGCGACCTGGGCGGCGGTCGAGGTGATGGCGCCGGCGGGGCCGGTCGCCAGCGACACCTGGATGGCGCTCAGGGTGACGGTGATCGACAGCGGGGAGTCGTTGGCCAGCGGATCGAGGTACTCGATCGTGACGGTGTTGCCGCCGACGCCGGGGGTCACGGCCTGGAAGCGCAGGTCGTTGTTGGCCCCGGCCAGGGCGGTGGTCAGGGTCGCGGGCAGGGCGGGGGTCGCCTCGCCGGACTGGAGCAGCACGGTGGCCGACGCTCCGACCATGTCGCCGCTCACCAGCTGGTCGATGCCGTTCGACACATCGAGGGCGATGATCGACCCGCCGGGCGGGAAGACCTCGAAGTCCTTCGACTCGTTGGCCCCGAGCATGAAGCGCTCGACTGAACCGGAGCTGTTGGCTGACATGGGGCTATCCTGGGGTGGTGACGCTGGAGGTTGTACGGACGGGAGCGCTCAGGTCAAAGGCCCTGTCCGTGAAACGGCGGTTCACGCCCGGACCACGGTGTCGCGGATATGGGCGACCAGCGCTTCCAGGGACGCCTTGAGGTTCGACGGCACCTTGCCCTCGCTCAGCAGGAGGAGCTTGGCCGCGGTGCGCAGGACCTCGGCGTGGGCCGTCTTGCTCTCGGCGCAGATCTCGGCCACCTTGGCCGCGTCGTCTCCCTCGCCTCCGACCAGGCTCTCGACGACCGTCTTGACGGGCACCTCGGCCATCTCGAAGGCCACGTCATCGATGGGCCCATCGATG